GATGACTTCATTTATGTAAGAGAGGCCATCCAAGTAAAGATGTCTCCATCAGAGCTTGCAGAAAGAATTGCAAGCTTAGTTGATATCTATGAACCTGGTGTAATCTATGTAGAAACTAACCAAGGTGGTGATCTATGGAAGGACGTATTCAAAAATATTCCTGTAAAATATAGATCTATAAGACAAAGTGTTTCAAAGCAAATCCGTGCAGGAAAAGCTTTGAATTTTTACCAACAAGGAAAAATTAGACATACCGCACATTTTCCTGCGTTGGAAGAACAGATGTGGGGCTTCCCAAAGATCTCTCACGATGACGTTCTTGATGCGGTAGTGTCTGGCGTACTTTACTTCTTGGATAATAAATCTCCAAAGGTAGTAGCCAAGCAACTTAATTATCTGAGGAGATAAAAATGATTGATGATATCAGATTAGCCTTAGACTATATATTGAATAGAAAAGATGGATACAACCGTGCTGAGACCTATTATGAGGGCACACAGCCAGAAGTCTTTTTGAATCAGAGATGGTTTAAGCTATTTCAGAAGAACCAAAGCGATTTTCGCTTTAATTTTAGCAAGACAGTAGTAGATGCAGTACTAAATCGCCTGGAGATCGATCAGATTGAGACAAGCTCACCTGAAGCAGATGCCTACATGGCACAACTTCTTGAGCAGTCAGATATTAAGCTTGATATCAATGAGATCCATAGAAACACTCTTATTTATGGAGATTCATATGCGATGGTCTGGCCAGATGAGACAGGTAAGTTAGCAATTGATTACAACTCACCACTTACAACTGTAGTTATTTATGATCAGGAGAACCCACGAAAGAAGCTATTTGCAGCTAAAATGTGGCAATATGCTGATTACAACACAAAAGAAATCCATTTGAACCTATATTATCCAGATCGTATTGAAAAATATGTTGGATATGGTGAAATTGAGAACATGGGTACTCCACAAGGATCAAACTTTGTTCTAACAGAGACAATTCCTAATCCATGGAATGAAGTTCCTGTATTCCACTTCCGCACACACAAGCCTTATGGCCGTCCAGAGCATGCAGATGCTTTCGGACCTCAAGATGCTATCAACAAGCTTGTAAACACACACATGCTTACTGTAGACTATCAGGGTGCTCCACAGCGTTATGCTTTGACCACTGGTGGCAACGTAGCAGAAATGGATGACTTCTCAGAAGGCGACACAGCCAGAGAGAACATTGGTGCGCTAAAGAACGGTCCAGGAGAGCTTTGGTACCTACAAGGTGTTCAAACTGTTGGCCAGTTCCCAGCAGCAGAGCCAAAGACATTTACAGAGCCAGTTAATGAGTTTGTAAATCAAATGGCTGCAATTACTTCAACACCAACACACTATTTCCAAAAGGGCACATATGTTTCTTCAGGTCAGGCACTTCGTGCAGCTGAAGCACCACTTGTGAAGAAGGTTAAGAACCGTCAGCTTGCTCTTGAGTCTACATGGAGAGATTTATTCTTATTCATGCTTAAGATAGAAGGAATCACAGCTGTAATTGATATTGATTGGGCTGAGGCAGAAATTGTCGATGAGGTTGATCAATGGGATGTGGCGGTACGCAAGAAGTCAGTCGGAATGCCATTAGAGCAGATCTTGCTTGAACTTGGTTATGATCCAGAGCTTGCAACACAGATTTCAGCTGAATCTATGGTGGCAACTGGAACAACAGAAGACATATCGTTACAATCAACAGGTATAAACGCAAATAACTTGGCTTTGGAACAATCTGCAGCCGAAAGAAATAACCAGATAGGATAAAAATGGAAGAAACTCAGGTAGATGGTACGTCCGAAGAGATAAAAGATCCAGCAGCAGTCTTAGCAGCACTTGATCGTGCTAAAAAGGATGCAAAGCAGTTTAGAGAAGAGAAAGAAGCACTTGAACTAGAGATAACGAAATTCAAAGATGAAAGTGCCAAGTTCTCAAGTAAACTACTTAAAGAAAAGGTAATCCAAGAACTATCCAAGCATTATGCTGGACCAACTGATAGATTGTTTAAGTATTTAAACTTATCTGAATTGACATTCGATGAAGAATTCAATGTCGTTGGTCTAGATAATCAAATCAATCAAATAAAGAAGGACTTTCCAGAAATATTTGATCCAAAACTATTGGTGGCTGGCAAAGCAGACTCTGCTGAAGGCATACCAGTGAATAAGACATTATCTGCATCAGAAAAGCAAGCAATGCTTGTTTTAGGTAGATAAACAACTATCTATACTGTATAATTGGGCTATAAGCATCCAAATGGACGTTTGGACTTACACCCATAGATATATTAGACGATAATCTATTCATATAATTCAAATTCAATTTAAAATAGGAGAAACAAACATGGCAAGAACAGATTTAACAGAAGCCAATGGTTATATTCTCGAAGAGCAGGGTTCGAATGTAATCCAAGACTTAATTGCTAACTCAGCAGTTGAGCGCTTTGCTCGTCGTGAAAACATGGCATCACGCACAAAGACTGTACCACGTTTCGTGTCAGACGCTCCACAGGTAGTTGCAGAGGGTGGAACAATCCCAGAAGCAGCAGCTACTCTAGACGAGTTAGTATTGACAGCACGTAAGTACGCACAGATTATGCACATCTCAGAAGAAGATCTAAACGATTCTCTTCCAGATGTTCTAACAGTTTACAAGAGAGAATGGGCAAGCCGTTGGGCTCGCAAATTCGATAACGCATGCCTTGGTGTAACAGCAGCAGGCGATGGAGATGACGGTCAGCCGTTCACATCTCTATACCGTGCATTGGCAACAAGCCCAACTGCACCAGTTTCACAAATCATCCAAACAGGTGGAGCAATGTCATACGAAGACATTAACAACGCACTTGGCTTTGCTGAGAACTCATCTAAGTTTGATGCAGCTAACACTGTATGGATGGCTCACCCAAAGATGCTTAAGGAAATCCGTGGAATGATCAAGGGTAATAATGATCTAGTTCTACCAGATCCACTAGCAGGAACACCAGGATCTCTATTTGGATATCCACTAGTTGTTTCATACGGTGCAGCTACATCAGCAGCAGCAACAGATTCACCAACAGGAAACGCATTGCTCATCGTCGGTAACCGTCAGATGCTTATCAATGGTATCCGTGGTGGCGTAGAGTCAGTTGTTTCACGTGATGCAGAATTTACAAAGGACGGAGTCCTTCTTAAGACTCGTATCCGCCGTGGCTTCGCAGTTGCAGATGCAGATGCATTCGCAATTGTTGAAAAGACAGCGTAAGGAGATAGATAATGCCATCAAAACTATACGGTAACTTTCTTCTTAAGGCACTAAACAAGGAAGTAGATTTCGACACTGACACAATCAAGGTTGCTCTACTTTCATCATCATACACACCAGATCAGGATGCACATGACTACCTAAACGACGTATCAACATACGAAGTTTCAGGTACAGGCTACACTGCTGGTGGTAACACACTAGGTTCAAAGACAGCAACCTACGATTCAGCTAACAACGTAGTTATCCTTGATGCTGCAGATACCACTTGGTCATCTTCAACAATCACAGCTCGCTACGCAGTAGTATACGGATCAACAGGTACTGCTTCAACTTCACCGTTGATCGGCTATGTGGACTTCGGTTCAGATCAGTCATCAACAAATGGTAACTTTACAATCACATGGGATAGCACAGGTATTGTGCGTATCACTGTAGCGTAAGGCTAACGCAATGGACGTAAAGGTTGAGGTCAGCGCACTCCAGGCACATGCTTGTGCAGTCGTAGTCCAGACCACAATAGAGATCCTTTCTGGTAACATAATGTCTCCAGTGGTTTCTGACCTCTCCTTTACTCCTATTATTAGAATCAACGGAACAAGTATTTCAGCTGTACCAGCAAACCAAGTTTTGTTAGGAGTTATGGCTGCCTAACGGCAGTCTTTTTTTATGACCGCATACATTAATCAAATATCATCACTAGGCCCAAAGGTCTGGTATCGCTTTAACGAAACAGCAGGTACTCCAACAAACTTTGGCTCTCTATCAACAACAGCAACATTCACCAATGTACTTTTAAACGAACAAACATCTGTAGATGGACGTTGTGTATATTTTAGCGGATCATCTAGCATTGGATTACCTAGCTATCCAGCATTCTCATTATTTAATGATAAATCTTTTACTATAGAAACTTGGATGAAAGCATCTGCAGCAGATATAGCAGCAGCAAGCGCTCCTTACTTATTTGCAATGAGTGGTGCAAATGCTAACAATCAATTTATTTCTGTTACATTAGGTGGAGGCGCATATGCAGGTGCAAGAGAAGGAAAAGTAATTCTTGAAACAGCTAATGGTATTGGAACTGGGGTAAGTATTAATTCTACTATTAGAGTTGATGATGATCAATGGCATCATGTTGTGGCCACAATTAATACAACATCTATAAAAATTTATATTGATGGAGCATTGGCAGCATCTGGAGCTGGATCATTTGCTAATGCATTTACTTTTGACGAACAAACAAATAAAAAGTTTATTGGTGGAGGAGGATTTAGAGGCCGTATAGATGAATTTGCAATATATGATCGAGAACTAACATCTGGAGAAATTGCAGCAAACTATACTGCTGGTGCATCTGTAACATTTACAGACACAGTTGGAACTGCCTCAGCCTTGATGGTACAGCCAACAACAAGCGCATCATTTAATCCTGCAGCACAGGCTCCAATGACTGCCAGCGCAGTATCTGGAGACCACTACAACTCAACAGTAACATTCCCAACTCTTTTAAATACATACCTATCTGGCTTAACATTAGAGACATGGTACAAATTTAATACTTCTCAGCAATTAACTAACTATGGATCTCTTCCAACTAAGGTATCTATATTTGAAACAGATGCTTTTACAGATCCTGCTACTGGTATCCAAGGATCTGGTGTATTGCGAACAACTGGCGGAACTAATGGAGGAGTTACAAATTTATCTGATAATGTTGGTCCACTAATAGCTGATAAAGATTTTTCATATGGATTTTGGACTAAGAAAACAACTGCAGAAGAAGCAGCTATAGTAGTATTTACTGATACACCAAGCGCTGCAGAATATATAAGCACATATTGGAATAGCACTGGTGGAATAACAACTAATGCTCGTTTTAATAATGGCGACCATATAATTACATCAGCTACAGATATTACAGATGGTAATTGGCACTATGTAGCGGTTAGACAATCTGGCAATACTTTGCAGATGTGGATTGATGGTACATCAATTGGTACACAAACAATTACACATTCATATTCAGGAATAGATACAGCAAGTTTTGGTAATGGTTCAACAACAGTTACTGAAAAGATGTACATATCTCAATTCTATGCTGGAACTGCAGCTAATATAACTAGTACACAAATTGCAGCTATATATGCTGCTGGAACAACTGGTGAAATGCAAGCATCTGCATTTATGCCAGAAGCTAAAGTTAAATTTAATAGCGCATTTAATGATTATATTGTATCTAAATCTCCATTATTAGATATTCGTCTTGATGAAGGATCTGGTGCACCGCTTGATTATGGTTCTGCTGGATTAATTTTAGTTTCACAACAAAGTCCTCAAGGATATACTCAAGGCAATCTTTCATTAAACACTAAAGCATTTCGGTTTACAGATAGATTACAGGCTATAAGAGGTAACTATTCTTTTGCTAGTGGTACTTTGTCTAGTGCTAATTTATGTACAATAGGTGTATTGTTTAAAAGCGCCAACGCCACTAACGTTCAAGCATTTGCAGGACTTGGTGGAAGAGGAGGAACTGCAGGAACTGGATTCTCTCTACAGCAATTAGCATCATCTGGTTATCTTCGTATTATTGCTGGTAATTCAAATGGAACTACAAATACATTTACTGGAACAACAAACGTAGCTGATAATAAGTGGCACCTTGCAATAATTGTAAAAGAAGCAAGCACAATAAAATTATATATTGATGGCAAACTAGATATAACTGCATCTTCAAGCAATACATTAACAGATACTGGTGAATTTGCAATTGCTGCAATTTCTGGTATTGATGCAGCTACAGCTTCTAGAGATACATTAATAGATGAAATATTTGTAACTGCTGGAACATTTACACAGCAAGAAGCATTTGAAGCATATCAAGCATTAAGACTTGAAATGGATACAACAGCCACAGCACTTATGGTTGATCCTACAACAATTTTAGGTACAGGAAATATCTACACAGCTGATCCTGGAACTGCATCTGGATTGCTTGTAATGCCTACAGAAGAGCAAGAAATAGCACCAACTATTGCCACAATGAATGCTCATGCAGTATTCCAATTTCCTAACTTTGGTGGAAACGTAGTTATAGATGCTAACTATGGAACAACATCTATGACTGCTGATTCAATATTCCATATGCCAGGATTTAGCATTGGAGAAATTAACTCAGTAGTTCACATGGAAGCAACCGCATTAATGGTTCATCCTGTATCAATTGCTGGTGGAACTATATCCGTAAACCCATTTATTGCTTTAAATGCAACACTTGTAGATCCAGGAATTGTAACTATCAAGGGTGCATTAGTTAGAGCGCAAACTTTAAATGCAAATGCATTTGCACCTCTTCCACCACAATACTTTACAATTGCAGATGATCTTTGGTATCAAAGACTTGTAGCAATTGATGAAAAAGATACAGTAGGCAATTCATCAATAGTATTCTTTAATACATCAGATAACTTTTATGTTCCTTCAACAGGTTCTGTAGACCCTATCCCAGGATCTGGCTGGACAGTACGTGCACCATCAGGGGCCAGGGCTACTAATACAGTCACAAATCCTCTACCTGCAATAAATGGTGGATATTTTGATGCACAAAATAGAAAAGCTGTAAATTTTAGAAACATAGAAATTTCAACTGGTGCTCCTTCACCATTTGGTGCTGGCGATAAAGACTTTACTTTTGAAGCAATGATTAGAACAACAAAATCTAATCAGGTTTTATTTGTTGGAGAAAATGAAAATATATATAATTTCCAAAGAACTGGCATTGTGTTAAGAAATGGTAAATTAGCACTTACTTATTCAAAGGATGTACGTGCAGGATCAGTTTCTGCAAATGACCAAGAGGTTGCATTTATTGGAAATAAGAATATTGCTGATGGTGAATGGCATCATATTATTATTCAGAATAGACAGACTGGCGTAGATTTTACACAGCCACGTATTCAGTTCTGGATTGATGGACAATTAGATATTCAAAGATACGGCAATGAAATGTATGTTATCAATAGAATTGGATACAACTCATCTGAATTAAATTCATACTCTGATTTTACTATATCTGCATTTGGATTAGGTTTGTCTGCAATGGTAGAAGAAAATGAAATTAATCTTAACTATCTTGCTGCGATAAATGTTGTTCCTGTTAAGGCAGCAGTTGCTACAGCAACAGCAACAGCGACACCTAATACTAAGGGTCGTGGAAACCGTGGTCGTGCTTTGATGCTTTACTTCTGGCCAACACAAAATGCTTCAACTGGAATTTATTCACCTACATCAGCTTCAGGATTCCGTAGTGGTGTAGTTGGAAATAACTATCACAACTATGACCAAGGTGGATATGGGAATGATCCAGATACTTTCTATCAATTAACAACATATACAAATAGAGGTGCAAGCCAATTCTATGACTGGGATATATGGCCAGTTCCAGTAGTTAAATTATTTGAAGGTGATAGGTGGGTGGGAGAAAGCCATCCAATTCTTAAAGATGGAATTACAAAAAGCGGAACCGACAAGGGAACTGTTTATGTAGATCCTGTAACAGATAACGAAAGATATCTAAATCTAATGACAGATCTTAAGGACTTGTCTCAATTCGATATGATTTGTTTCCGTAACTATCCAGATCAATCTGGTGAACAGGATGAATTTGGAGTTAATGCAAAAGGTGTAGTAGATGAATACTTCAACTTGCTAGATAAGAATTTATTTGCAGATTTCCTTAAATCATTAAGAGATGCAGTAGATACTGGTATATCTTTGCTTATTACAAATCCACAACTTGCAGTAGATATGGGATTCATTGATACATATCATCAAGTTTCAGATTTAACTAACTCAGGAATGGTAGGAAAAACAGATGAATATGCTCCTATAAAACTTGATAATCCATATGGCGATGGAAGCGAAACTTATAGTTACAGCCAAGCTTATAAAACTGACGATGGTGATGTATTTGAAGATGGTTATAGAAATAACTACCATGAAGTTGTAAATACATTAACAGATCTAACAGATGATGATGGTTTTATCTGGACAGATGAAATTAGATACCGTGTAGACCAATCAGAATTTGGTGAGTTAGATAGATGGTGGTCTCATATTGAATATAGGGATAGATTGCAAGTTGGAGATAGATTCTTAATTTCAACTACACTTACTCCTAATCAAACTTATTTTGCAACACCACTAGATGCAGTTAGAGCTGGTAAAGTTATTACCAAGTTTGCTGATACCTATAGATTTGGAGCAGTTGAACGTGTAAATCCATATCGCAATTATGCAACAACAATTGCTGTAGAACCAGGAACTGTGGTTGCTGGAAAGCAAATTGGCGCAAAGGTATTTATCTCATTTACAGATGTTGTTGGAATACAGCAAGGTTACTCCAGAGTTATTGCTGATGGGCGTGGACGACCTGCAGAACACAAATCTGTTTCATTAGCTACACCTTATTGGATTAGCTATGCTTATAGCATTGGTGCAATAACTACTGAACAAAGAAATAAATATTTAGCTGATATAGGTGGGCAGATAGTAGACTGGACAACTTTAACATCTAGAGATACTAAATATTGGACAACAGATGGTACTGAAATTATTGGAGCTGCAAATGCTTATGGAGATGATGACGCAGTATTAGCTGATACTTCAGAGGCTGTTAAAGCTAAAAGAACACCGTCTAGATTAAGAAAATCAAAAGGAAGAGGAAAGAAAGTTACTTCAAGTGGATTCCTTCCTCCTTTCCAAGTTGTTTGGTCATACATATTTCCAAGATTATCAGTGCCAGTTCCAAGCATTAACCTTCGTGGTCTATGGTGGCTATCAGAAAGACTTGAGTATGGCGATGATATTCCACAAAGACCAGAAGCATTTAATGCAGACGCATTTATAAAGCAGCCTGTAGTTACAGGATTTAAGACAGCAACAGTTGCCGCACAGGCAGCAGTAGCAGTTGGTGCAATGGTTGAGACAAACTTAAGAAGCGCAGGTACTTCAATTTCTGTGCTACCATTAACTGCAACAGCCTTATTTGTAGAAAAAGGAACCTTTGTTCCTGCAGAACCTGCAACAGCCGTTGCAAGAACATCACAAGATATTAGAACAACTACATTTGAATCAGATCAGGTTGTTTTATACTTAGTACATGTGGACCCAATACTGTACTTAAGAGAGGACGTAATAAAATGATTAGCCAATACTGGATCGATCAAATTCCTGCAAGACCACTTTCTATTCAAGTTAGGACCCAGAGCGGCGAAGACGCTAACCTCTCGGCTTACACAACAATTCAGGCGGTAATGCTAGGAAGCAATAACGAAGAAATTGATCTCACAGGATCAGTCTTAGACACAGCAGGTAAGTCAGTTGGAAATATAATTTTCAGATGGCCTACAACAAGAAGTCTATTTGAATATCCTGGAGACTATGTATTACAAATTAAATTATCAGGAACTGGTAAGTTAGATTACACATCTACACATACACTAAGAGTTCGTGAATTAGGAAGGACTAATAGATAATGTTATCAACAATTAGCAGCGTAAAAGAATACACAGGTTACGATGTAACCCTGCCATTAATATTAAGAGCACAAGCAATCATTGAGATGTTTGTGGGCAAAGATGAGATAGATGTTGAGAACCCTTCTGACTTCTTGCTTCTTGATAAAATGGTTTCATACCAAACAGCATACATGCTTGAAAATGAGGACATTGTATTTAAGCAGGCAGCATTGACTAGCCAAGGCCAGACTGATGCTTTGATTAACTTTAATAGAGATATGTTTTCACCATTCATAGCACCTCTTGCTGTTATGGCAGCTGCAGGCTTATCATTTAATAAGTCTAGAAGCTATAAGACTGGAAGCATATTCCAAAAATCAAAGTATAGAGATTGGAAAAAAGATTAATGCTTTTTAATACAGTTAAAAATAGAAATTACACAGTTGATTACAGAGGATATACTACTGTAACAAGTGCTGATGGAGTCGTTACTGAAAAGAGATACGCTCTAGTTGGCACACCCGTAAGAGTGCAAATTTCTACAAGTTTTACTGGAAGCTTAATTCTTTTAGCCGATGAAAAATTACAACTAGATGGCTATCTAGAGAATCTTGTTGATAGAAACGGAACGGCTGTTTATGAGGGTGCTCTTTGGAAAATAAGTTCAACTCAGCCTGTCGTAAATGCTGTAGGCCTTGTAGAAGGATACAAATACAAAGCCACCATACTTTCTGGAAATATCTAATGTCATTCAATTTTGGAATTAGAAGGCCCATAGCCAAGTCAAGAGTAAGCAGTGGAAGCGGCGGCAGAGATGGCGAAACATTTGTTGATGATTACTTTGAAGATGCTATAAACGAATCTTATCAAAAGATGGTGGACAATCCTAATTTAAATGCTGGACAGCAGGCAATTCTAGAAGAATCTAGAGATTCAATCTACTCATTCTTATCAGAAGTTGGCGAAGATTATGATCCAGATAATTTTCAGTTTTGGTTAGAAATCGAATTAGGTCCACAAAAATATAATGCTTTGTCAGAAACTTTTGGAACATTTGCAGAAGAAGATTTATCTGATGCATGGGACCATGCTTCTGGCGGAGATGGATACGGCGTAAAGAAATTTATGGGAAGAATATACAACTAATGAACGCAACAGAAGTAGTAGGACTAATCACATCTATTCTTGCCTTAATAGTTGGGCTGGAACTAAGAATAAAAGCCTTAGTTAAACATTATCTAATAGAACTTAAGCCCAATTCAGGCTCATCCTTAAAAGACCAAGTTACAAGAGTTGAGAATAAACTAGACCAATTGCTCAAGGATTGACATAATAACAAAGCTTTAGTATACTTCATATACATCAAACAGAAAGGATGTATTATGAACAACTTTCAATATAACAAGGCAATTGCTGCCTCTGATATATTAACTACTATTGAGGCCATACTGGCCTATTCTATAGCAAACTATTACAACTGGGACACACAGTCACCAGCATACCCTAGCGAAGAGACTTTGGCAAGAGACTGCAAAATGTCTACAAGATCAGTTCGCAGAGCATTAAAAGGCTTAGTTAATAAGGGCTATGTGTCCTATACAAGACAATACAATAAAACCAATTTATACACTCCTGTCCTACCATTGAGGACTGTCAGTCCATTTAATGAGGACACCAGTGGCCTACTAAAAGATAATAGAAAAGATAAAGAAAAGATAAT